TTCCACACGGTGGATTTTGTGAAGCCCAGCGTTGTGGAAGCCAGCGGAACCCTTGTTGAAGCCAAGGGAGTCAGTGTACGTAGCCATGGAGTTATCTCCTCAGAGTGGTGTGGATGGGGGCTTGCGCCCCCACTGATTAGAGCGTGATAACGCCGGTAGCCAGAGCTTCGGGCTTGACGGTCTGGTAACCGTAGACCTGAAGGCCGCGCACGATGTTACCGAAGGTCGTCTCGGCACGAATCGTCTCCATCTCGGTCATCTGAGAGGCGAAGGTGAAGCCCATCTTGTGACCAGCGATCACACTGAACTTCTTGCTGCCGCCCGTGCCCGTGTAGGGCAGGTTGTGGCTCATGTAGACCGTGAAGCGGTCGATCATACCCAGACGCCCGTTGCGGAGGATCGAGGTGCCGTCACCGGTCAGCGAGGCATCGCGAAGGTCGGACTTCTTGATGTAACCAGCCGCCTTGGCGGGAATAACAACCCAGCGGTTGCCTTCCGGGCAGTTGGCTTCATCGAGGACAGTACCGAGGTCCACAAGGTAATCGAGGACGTTGGTCTTATCGACAGCCACCGGAGAACCATCCGTGCCGAGGTTGATGTCGGCAGAGATACGGCCAGCCGTAGAACCCTCGTTGGCAGCGGACACATCGGTGACAATTGCCGCCAGCACGCGCTGATCGATCTTGATCTTCATACGCTCGGAAGCGTCCTTAGACCAAGTGTCCATCAGGTTGATGTCGGACTGCACCTTATCCACATCGTCTTCGATGCAGGCAAAATACTCGCCCTTGTCGATGGTCAACTGGATTTTCGGCTTGTCCGGGTTCTCGACGGTCAGGGTCTGACCCTTGATGTAGTCGCGGATGGTGATCTCCGGGGTGGTACGGATGTTCACCGTATCGCCCATACGGCGGATTTCACCCTCGTAGTCCGTGTTGGCAATAGCCGACAGGACCGTTGCGTCATAGAAGTTCTGGATCAGCTTGCCTGACCAGATTTCCGGAATGAAGTTGCCCGAATAGTTCGGACGACCGGAGGTGACGGGATAAGACATGGAAGTCTCCTAGATTTAGCTTGCTTGCATGATACGACCTTCGCGCTGTGCAGCGAAGATATCGCGTTCAATACGGTCACGCTCAGTCTCCCGGCCCTTGTACTTACCGGCGCGGACATCATTGAAGAACTTCTTGATGTCATCCGGTGTATAGGACTTGGAGGTCTGACCAACAGGCGCACCGGAAGCTCCACGAGAACGTCCGGGGGCGATCTGCCGCTCCAACTCTGAAGCAGACCGATTAGGTTGAGCATTCGCTTGTGGCGCAAACTTGCCAGACGCCGCCGTGAAAGCGTTGAAGAACGCGGTAACACGGTTCACATCGAGATCGCGCTGGGCAATCTCAAGATGAGTCTGACGCGAAGTATTCGTCAGCGGATCGATTTCCAGCAACCAAGACTGGAAGTCCTGATCGTTGTTGATCTGCTGCCAGTTGGGCACACGCTGGGCAAGACTTGACCAGAACCGCTCTTCTGCCGACGCAGCCTGCTGCTGGGCAACACGCTGAACCTGCGGAATTACTGATCCTGATACGCTAGTCGTAAGATGCTGAATGGTGCTCTCCAACTGGGAAATCTTCCCCAGCAGCGAACCCACTTCCTCACGAGTAACCTTGCGCATCATGTCAATTGACTCGCCGTACTCGGCCACGTCATCGTCAGTCACGAGCTTCTGCCCGGACTGCGGGGCTGCTACGGGAGCAGCGGGCTGAGTATTCTGAAGCGAAGCCAAAAGCTGCTCCAACTGGGCGACACGGGTCTGCATATCCTTGTTAGCAGCCCTCAGTCGCGGTACTTCTGCGTTATACTGACCTTGAAGCGTACGCCAACGCTGGGCATACGTCTCCGAGTTCGGGTCTTCCTTGGTGCCCTGCTCATCTGCACCAGAGGATTGAACGGGTTTCTCCGCATCGTCAGCCTGAGAAGTCGAAGTATCCGAAGACACGGGTTCAGTAGCATCCGCCTCAGCGGTCTGCTCTCCCGAAATCTCCTTCATCTTCTCTTCCGCAGCTTCAATCTGCTTACGAACTTGTTCAGGCAGTGCCATTCATACGCTCCTATCCGGTATGCGTAGTGTTGGACGGCGAGCGTGTCTGCTTTGCCGCCAAATCAGGGGAATTGGTAGCCAACTTCACGAGTTCGGCTAATACCTGACAGCGCCCCTGTGACACTGCCGAGGTATTTCCTGCGTATGGAAGCTGTTCGAGTTCGTGGGCCTTCCACTCGGTCAGAAAGGTCAGTACCTGCGGGTACTGCCTCACGATGAGGGCCATGGCCTTCACTACCTCGTCAGTCGGACGGATCACTCCGCCCCTCCAGACGCATTGCTGGTCACGAGATTGGCCTGCTGCCCACCCTTGGGTGACCCGTCAGGCTGTGTCGGGACCGTTTTCATCCCTCTACCTTGCATCGCCTCGCCCGAAGGCTTGCGCTGCATAAGTGTCATGGTTTCCCGTGAGGGTATAATCTCATCCGTAGGCATTTGCAAGCTTTTTGCAACCTCACGGAGAAGCGCCGCACGCCCTTCCGGACCCATGAGTTCCATGTCGGCGGGGTTAGCCGTGGCATTCAGGAACTCGATGCGGCGCACGTTCATGGTTTCGCGGTTGGCGAGGTTGATGGCACCGCGCGGCAGGATTTGCAGATCGCCCTTGATGCTCTCATCCTCGTCATAACGCATGTTGTAGATGTACTGGCGCTCCACGACGGGCTTGATCACGTCGGAATCGATGTGCATGACCACCTGACGGATGCCCTTGCCTGCGCTCCCCATGAGCATGGAGAGGCCAGAGGACGTGCGGCCAGCGCCTTGGACGTTAAGATCACCGTAAAGATACGCCGGAATACCGGAATGTTCGTCAGCTAGGCGTGAAAATCTTTCGTAGACGCCCATGAGCGTCTGAGCATTTGCTTCAGGTTGCGTAAAACGCACCGCTGGTGCACTCGAACCAGTCGGATCGTTCGTGACCTGCCAAATCTTCCATGGGTAGATTTGCGTGATGTCCTCATTCGGCGGGATACGCTCCAGATTTACCTCAACCTGCGGTCCAGACGAGATACCCATGTTGTTCACAAGGGCACGAGCCGCTGCGTTACACACGTTTTGCAGGTCTTCGATGATCTCGGGGATACCTTTACCCCAAAATGCGCCCGGACACTTGATGAAGGAGGTCTTGGCGTAGGGTTTTTCACCCAGCGGATCGTAGTTAAGGACTGCCTTCAGGACGAAATTACCGCAAACCCACACATTTGCATCGTATTCAAGCGCCGCATCGGGTACTTCGTCTTCAGACATACCCCACTCGCGCAGCATCGCACCGGAAATCTTGCCCCAGAACTCAAGTGCGTCGAAAATCTGCGTCGGGCGCATCTCGGTGTAATACTTGCGCTCCTCTTCCTCCTTGATCAACTCGATATCTTGGTTGATCCAAGAGCTTCCGTTGCCCTCTTCGAGCAGTTTGCGGATAGCCTGATCGTCATAACCCGGCATTCCGATGAGGTCGGCCAGCATCGTACGTGTCAAGGGGTGGTGCTGGAAACAATACCCGTCCTGAATGTTGGTAATCCCCGGCTCCGGGTAGAAATTGAACGGGTCAACGCGCTCGTATTCAGGCGCAATCCGGTCAACCGGAATAGCCATCGTGCGCCCACTGGCGTCCTGTTCCCAACCGAGAGTGCGCTGACGGCGTACAACCGGACCCTTGAGGATAGCGGCGGGGTAGGTGACGAGGTCGGTAATGAAATCATTGAAGCAGTCGGCCCAGCCACCCTGCGCGAACTGGTCGGAAATCTTGTGTTTCATCTTGTCGGCGCGGTTTTGCGCCGCCTGAAGCAGCTTGAAGCGGTATTCCTGCGCGACGGCTTCCTTGGCTTCGGCCATCTCGTGGGGCGTCATGGCGCGAAGCTCCTCTTGGAGCAAGCGTGCAACCATATCGGCAAAGGCGTTCCGGAGGTCCTGTAACTGCGCAGGTGACAGATCAGGGATAGGCGTAGGCTGAATGTCCCACGGAGGCGTACCGGTATCGAGCAGGATATCGCGCAGCCAACTTTCCGCCGCGCGGCATTTGACCTCAGTGATCATCATGTAGACTTCGGAACCGCCCTGACGATGGATCGCCGCCAGCTTTTCCGGCTCGTACTCACCGTTGCGCTGCCGCATGGCGCGAAGCATGATGTCTTCAATAGGCTTCTTGGCAATTTTCGCAGCGTCCCAGCACTCGCGCAGATACCCCACGATACCCAGCATGAGTTCAGAGGATTGCCGAGCCTGAAGTTCACGATCAGCCTGCTCACGCTCCTGCCGCGCAAGCTCATCGTTGGAAACTACACGGAATATGCTCAGTCCAACAGCCATGGATCACTCTATATCAGGTTCAACCGCAGGTGTCCAATACCTCATCCCGCCAGCCCAGATGCGCCGGGGGTTGTCCACGGTGGTGTGGTCCACCCATTCGACGCCAGCGCCACCTTGAGCCAGTACGGCGAGGTCGTGGCCTTGCTGGACGTAACCGTCGGGGAGTGGATCAGGAAGCGGCCCTGCGATCTGGGTGACCCTGACGTTGACATGGTGCCGATCATCCATCACCGCAGGAGTGAGGATGGTGCTGTCCCCGGAGATCACCGCAGGGGTCGTGACGATGGGGCC